CACTACACTCTCAATACCACTGAGCACTCCGGGCACACCCACGTGTTTGTTACTCCTGAACACTCAGGAACAAGTGGTTCCGTTGTAAACCAAGCATCCTCAACTGGGCCGTCAACCGGTGACACAGGTTCAACTGGTGGTTCAACCCCAATAACCCATGTGCAACCAAACATCAGTATGCGCTGGTTTATAAGAGCAAAATGACAGAAAAACTGCCTAAGCCATCTGGCACTGCCGACCAGATCAAGTTAAGGAAGGTAACCGCTGCTACGTCTATGCGTATAGAGCAGCCTGCGTTAAACCAACCTACACAAAAAACCGTCCCAGGCAAGGACTCAGCAGACACTCCGTCATAAGGTAAACTTATACCATGGCAACATTAACAGACATTGAGAATATCGCAAGAACCTACCTCAGGGATTTCCCTAAGTTCTTTCAAACATCTTTTGATGTTGTCGGAAGAACCTATGATTTAAGCCATATCAATGTCGATTCAGAATCCTTATGGGTTGCCGTCTACACCACTGGATCTGGGTCTGCTTCTGCATTAAGTGCCTCTCAGTACTCTCTTGATGAGCGCAACGGAATACTGCGTTTAGCTAACACATATGCGTCAGGGACAAAAGTGCTGGTAGAAGGCTATTACTACGAGTGGGTTACGCCCACTGACCTTTCTTTCTACACCCAAAGGGCCCTAGAAAAGCACCTACATACCATCAACCTCTCTGTTGATCAGTTAGCTGATGTTGTAATTAATGCTATCGGTATAGCTGCAATTTGTGAGTGTCTGTGGGCTCTGATGACTGAGTACAGTCGAGACATTGACGTCATTACTTCTGAGTCAGTTCATATACCAGCAAGCCAGAGATTTAGAATGGTACAAGGTCTTCTAGCTCAGTGGGAAAAGGAATACGAACGACACGCAGCAAACCTAAACATTGGTTTTGACCGTCTTGAAGTTATGAACTTGCGAAGAGTGTCTAGAACAACCAACAGGCTTGTCCCCTTGTACAAGCAGAAAGAGCTTGGCGACTTCTCCCCGATGGAACGACTATGGCCAGAAATTGACGATGGTATTGTTACCCCTGAGACTAAGGGTGACCGCCTTCGTGAAGATGTTTACATTGATACAACCCCGCCGTCAGGCGCTACTACTAACGCTTTCTACTGATGAATCTTCATACCGAACTTTCGTTAATAAATAAACACTTTAACAAACGCCACAAGGAGTCTGGGGAAGAGTTTATTGTCTGGTACGAGTTTGTTCCTCTAGGAACCTCTGCAACACTAAACAGTGTTTATGATGACGTGTACGATGAGTCACCATCAGGTTTAGGTGGCCGTAAATACAAGCCTGGTGTTGTCTTGCCGGTGCTCCTAGTCTCAGAGGCTGAGGATCAGCGTAGAGCTATTCCTGAGGGCCGGTTAACTCTAGAGACTATTGACGCTTTTATACCCATAAAAGCTATGCGAGATGCTGGTCTATCAAATGTCTGGGAATACAGAGAGCATCTAAATGATGTGTTTTCCTACGACGGTAGATTCTACTCAGTCTTTGATTACCGGGTTAGAGGTCGTCTAAAAGAGGAAGTGTTTGTGCTCTTACAAGGGCAAGAATTATACGTTGACCAGGAGTTTGTCAACGACGACACATTCCCAACACTTAGCAGTAACAACCTTCCATGGCCTACATCCTTACCTCAAATAGGGTAAAATTAAGATAGTTATGGCGAGCGCCATAGCATCCAACGCCTAGAACTGTAAGGAGACCCAATGATTGGGAATTCTAAATCTGTGTCTTCTGATTTCAGTTCTGACG